TTTTTTTGGATTCACGTTCAGAGATAACCTAACAGATAGTCAAGTCATAGTTACTGCTAATAAAACAATTAAACCATAGTTCTTTGGGCTTATTAAAGATGTCTGCGACATCTAACTTCTTCGTTAACACTCGAAGTTGTTTTTCTTTTAATCTATAAACGATAATAAACAATGCTAGTATAAACCCTTACGTGCATTATCCAGATACAGTCATAATTCACCTATCCGCAGGCAAATCATGTCCGTAGTACATTATCCGAGTACTGACGTCATACTAACTAAAAGAGATTGTAATATACTACACAGAGGCGGTCAGCCGGTACCCCTTACTCTAGATTCATCTGGCGGATGCTTGATAATCCCTAGTTAGCGAAATTATCTAAGCACGTAGGTTGCTTTTTCTCAGAGCCTACATCATTTAGCTTTTATTCTTTAGTTGTTGTTTGCCGTCCCGTTTACAAGTCTATTCTTGTAAGTTCCACACGCTGTTACGTGATTACCTCTTAGGACACAGAACACATCTGCATCATTGGCTGATTATTTGTTTAAGTCTTCTACGAGTATATTCTTTACACTGCCAATACCAAGTCTAATGTTTATAATACCATTGTAATTGTCATCACGTAGTAATACATTTTCTTTAAACTGATAATAGGCTTCCATGTAATTTGTTTCACCTCTTGCCTTACATAAGTGGATTATTTGCCTTGAGAATTTTTCTTTGCCTAAGTTTTCTATATCGCGGGTCAAACGGTCACTAGATCCCCAGTAGGTCTTCCAGTCCGTTTCAACAGTTGATCTTCTTTTATTTTTCTTGCCTTTGAGTGGTGGGCGTTTCTTTACTGTCCAGAAAAACTTCTTCCCAACATAGTCATGCCCATTAGTGGTATTTGTAATTCTATAAACGAAACCGTACATCTCACCAATGTCTTCTGTTTCAAAGACAGCATCCTGATACATCCATGGATTTTCGTATGACAATATAGTTCCTTTATTAGAATTGTGTAGCATAATACATTTAGTCAGGTATGCTACCCCCTGGAAAATTTTATACCGATTCTACGTCTGTACCGTATGTAGTAAAGCCGTTTTCTTTTGTAACAGTCATAATGTTATTGACACGTCCTGATAATTCATCTTTGTGTGACACTAACCAAATTGACTTGTTTTGCTCACGACTCATTTTCTTAAGAATTGCAAGGGCACTTTCTACACCACTGGCGTCCATGCCCGAATCAATCAATTCATCAATGAATAGTAAGTTAATAGGGTCGTAGAGACTTTCATAAACATCTCGGAAACTCCATGACAGCGAAAGTATCAATCTGTTACGCTCGCCTCTACTTAAATTGTCAAAATCTAACTCACGACCAAGTTCTGTAATCTCTACTGATAGATCGTTAAGGAAGGTGACTGTATGTGGCAGTCCGATCTTATCAAGATAATAACTTAGTCGTGCGTTAAGATAACTTAGATTTTGATCAATTATTCGTTTTCTAATAAATGAATCTTTATTAGTTAATAGTTTTTGTAAGAACTCTTGATGTTCTCGTAATTTAGTAAGTTCGTTAATTGTTTCGTAGCTAGGCTCTTGCGTTGAACTTTCTTCCATTTCTTTAATTTGCTCAACATAAGGATCAGCTTCGTCTTGTTTTGATTTTAACTGTGCTTCTAGCGTAGTAATTGAATTCTTATGTTCAAAAGCATCTGACTCGTTTGTGTAAAATACTTCTGGAGCAAAGCCAACGTCACCTAGTTCATTTAATGCGTCTGTAAGCTGTTGTAAGGTCTCTGTGTGCTTTGTAATATCATCTTGCACTCTAACTAAAGTATCTTGTTTATCCTTTAACTGTTCCTCATGCTTTTCGTCATGTATTTCTTGTCCACAGCTATGACACTTATGTTCTTTAAGTAACACAATGTCTTGTTCTAGTTTGTCAACATTACCTTGCTCTTTAGCAATATCACGATTAGCACGATTGACAGCATCAGTAAGATCATCATGATCTTTTTTGTTTTGATTGTGTATAGCAAGTTGTTTGTGACTATCAAGTTCTTTATCGATATCAATTTTTTCTAAGTTTGTAATTGCTATTGTAAAGCTATCTACGTCTTCTTTCTTCTTATTAGCCCACATTGTTTGTCTACGTTTGAGACTTTCTACTTGTTCTTTCATTTTTTCATTGGCATCACGTTCAGCATCAATTCTTATTTCTTCTTCTTTAATCTTATCTTTAGTTTCTTTAAGGCGTTCTTTAAGATTGTTTGCTTTTTCACTTAGCATTGTAATACCAAGCAACTGCTCAATAATATCTTTTTGATCGTTGGCACGTAAGTTTAAAAATGGATCAGTATAAGTGTTTAATGCAACTAAATGCTTAAACATTTCATGACTCATACCAAGCATTGATTCAATATATTTTTGTGTTTCTCTACTATCACCTTGTGCCATGTCAGTGATATCTTGCTCTTCGTCACCTACATAAAAACGCATTACATTCTTTTTACGTCCACGTTCTATTTTATGTGTTACACCGTTATGCTCAAACTCTAAACTAACTAGCATGCCTTTTGAATTAGTTTTGTTAATCAAGTTATCACGTTTGATATTTGTTAATGCTTGACCATACAGTGCATATGAAAGGGCGTTAATGATAGTGGTTTTACCTGTACCATTCCTAGCACCACTATCATCGCCTCCAAGGTCAATGTTAACACCAAGTACTAGTGTTAAATCATTTCGGTCAAAGTTAACTGCTTGTGTGGCATTACCCACACTCATAAAGTTTTTAACTGTAAGTGTTTTTAATTTAAACATATTTTAGTAAGTACTTTCCAAAATCCTCATGAGCCTGTTTACCGGGATGTCCATTGAGACCAAACTGTTTAGCATCTTTAGGAGTGTGTCCTAATTCTAAAGCAAAGTCAGCAAAAGAAAAATCCCATGGATCTATAATATTAGTGTTTAGTTTAACATAGTCTAACAAACTTGCCAAGAAAGGACTTTGCCGATCTACATCAGGATGCCCAGGAAAGCGTTCACAATTAGAAAATATTAAAATATTAATGTTGTTGTTAACGGCAAAACTATGTAACATTATTAAATCAGATATTAAATCAGTTATAGCACCTTCTTTGCTGTAATGAATTAACCAATGCTTGTAGTAATCTTTTACTTCGTCGTCTGCATATTCATGTACATTAGGATTAATTGTTTTATTAATTCCTTTACTCCAATCTAAATCTATTATTTTTTGGTTGCTAATGCTATGAAAGTCACCATCATTGTCAACAGCAGATAAGTGAGGTTGCCATAGTTCAGTTCGACTAAGAAACGTTAATCCAATCAATGCTGTTATTTTTTTGTTAGTTTTTGTAAGTTCAATTAATGAACGCAAACTACTTCGTATTATTCTTCGATTACAACTTCCGTTACGGCCATTGTTGTGTAGTTCAGCAGATAATGATTCGGCAACTACTTCTGGATAAATTTTGTGTCCTTGCCCACTAGCACCAAAACTACATGAGTTAGAATATAAGATCATAAATCTCTGTAAATTTCTAATAACATATTAGGATCATAGTGATCTGATTCAATTGAAGTTAACTGATTTGTTACAATAGTGTCAACCGATTCAAACTTTAATTCTCCAGGTTCTGCAACCGAATCCATAATATCTTTTTTAACAGGAATAAGTGTAAGTTCTCTTAATTTGTATTTGCCTACAAATTCTTCTCTGATAAAACTAGCTTCTTCATATGATATATCAATATTTAAATTGACACGAATGTGCATTTTTTCTAATAACAGTTCATCTGGTTTAGCCAACATTTCATCTAAGTTATATACTCTATATCTAGGTTGATCTGGCCATGAATGGAATGTAGGACTTTCTCCCCATTCTAATATAGTCATACCTCTGTCATCATCACCTGCGTCTGCATAGTTGTGAGGAAAGCAATTACCAGTATAGATAATATTATTATGACTTTGTCTTTTATGAAAGTGCCCTGTATAAACTGACTCTAAGCCTTGGAAGTCTTCTCTCTGTACTTCGCCAGTGTCTGGCATTTGTACCATTGCATTCATAAAGAAGTGAGGAAGTTCTAAATGTCCAAACGCATAGCGTCCTTCCATTTTTTTAATCTTTTTAGCTTCGTCGCCTACTAGCCAAGGTATAAACTGTACATCACCTTCTGAATGAAAGTCATTCATGATGTGTACATTTTTGATATGTTTAGCCCATGATGCAGATTGAATATCACGCTTGTCTCTGTAGTATAAGTCGTGATTACCAGGAATAAAAAACACTCTGTCAAATGCTTCGCCTAGTAACTCAATTGCTTGTAAGCTATAGTTTAAAGTAACAATGTTAATTGCGGCACGGTTATTGTGCCAATCACCCATCATGATACAGGTATCGCAATTCTCTTGTTTTGCTTTAGTAATAAACCATTTGACAAAATTCAAACAGTCTTCGTTGTGTGTTGTTGAGTTAGACTTTAATCCAAAATGTATATCTGTAAGGATTGCGGCCTTTTTAAATAAATTACTCATACCTTCCTTTATGAATAAAAAAATATACTTAAAGTATACAGACCTAAATTTACTTTGTCGACTCTTTTGGCTTAGTAGTTGTTACTTTAGCTTGTCCATTTGGATCTGCTTTATCTGGACCACTGTTTTGTCTAGTCCAACTTGGATTCAATCCATTCATTTCTAAAATGTCATCTCTGATACTTTGGTTTTTCTTTTCAATATTAAGTACACGAGTAAACGAATTAGTAATGGCCGCTGTGTAGTAAGCAAACGGATTATCTGATTTTGATTCATCAAACTGTAGACCAATTTGACTTAGTTGCAATAACGCCTGTCCACGCATTTCTTCATTGTATGTATAACCACGCCAGTTTGATCTAGTAGCATAACGCTCACATAGTTTAATAAACATGTTAGCTAGTTTCATAGTCATTTCACCGTGATCTTTTGAAAACTTACCTGTTTCTAAATCACCTTTCCAATGACTTTTGCCTACTAGCACAGGATTTCCTTCTTCATCAACTTTGTAGTGTTTGAATGGAGGAAAATTACATTTAGTATGCACCTGGTCAGTGATACCATAATCTTCTTGTTCTCTGGCTTCTTCAATGTCGTCAAACATATCTTCTATCTTGGCACGTTTTTTTAACTGTGCTTTAGTTGGCTTTTTATCAACCATTGGGATATGTTCCCAAGTCATAACACGAAATACTAATTCTTGATCACTAACATCTTTAGGTTCTAAAATAACTCCGTCAATTTTTTTAGCACGAGTAATTTTATTTGTTCTAGCTTCTTTGATACGTGTCTTGTTAATCTTTTTAACGTCATCTACAATAATATCAAAATCTGAATCTGTTTCTTTGTTAAGATATTTGCAATATGTTTTCTTACTTTTGTGTATTTCTGCAAGAATGTCTCGGTTGTTAAGATAGTTGACTCTACGTCCACCTCTCATAATTTTTTGTTCAGCCACTGCACAATTCTCCTTATTAGTTACTATTAATTATACAGCCAAACAGGCCCCTGTCAACCTTTTTTGGTTTATCTATTATATTGGGGGTTAATTATTTAAATAAATAGTATGTATAACAGAGGAAATAGAATGGCTCAAGATCCAATAAATGAAAAGAAAGTAAACACTGCACCTGTTGCTCCAAACTTTACTGGAGTTGCTACAGGTAGTCAAGTGCCAGGCGAACGTGCTATTACGACACCTGCACCACAGCCAGACTTTACTGGAGTTGCTACAGGCAGTCAAGTACCAGGTAGTCGTGCTATTACGGCACCTGCACCACAGCCAGACTTTACTGGAGTTGGTACAGGCAGTCAGGTTCCGGGTGACCGTGCAATATCACCAAGTGACCAGATAGGCCCAAACTTTAGTACTCCTACTGGAACAGGCCCAGATCAAGCCGGAACTAATCAACAAATTAAACAATTAGGATCAGTAACTGATACTGTAAATGTTTCTGCTAGCAATAAAGCATTTTCTGAAGATTGGCGATTTAAAGTTGGGCTGATGCCTGGCAGTGATGTATTATATAAAGACGGCGATGAGTACAGTATACTTGCTCCGTTAATAAAAACAGATGGAGTAATATTTCCATATACACCAAATGTGTTAGTTAACTATCGTGCAAACTATGATAAAACAACACCAACACATTCTAATTATCCTACTTACTTTTATCAAAGCAGTGAGATAAGTGACGTACAAATTAATGCTACATTTACAGCACAGTCAACAGAAGAAGCAGATTATCTAATGGCAGTCATACACTTTTTTAAATCTGCGTCAAAAATGTTTTATGGACAAGATCAAAATAAAGGAACACCTCCTCCACTATTAAGTGTTACAGGATTTGGTCCTGATCAATTTAACTATCATAAAGCAGTAGTAAGTCAATTTAACTATTCTCTGCCAGATAATGTGGACTACATCAGAACAAGTGTAGCAGGGTATGGAAGTATTGAGGCACAACAAACAAGAGCAAGACTAAATGGTGGTTCAGGCAATTATGGTATGTTTGGAATTGCATCACGTATTGGCAGACTATTTGGTATAGGTGCTGATGTTGGTGCTGAACAAGGATTTCGAACAGCAAATGAAGGAACAAATCTAGCAAAATCAGGAGCAACTTATGTTCCTACAAAAATAGAATTAAGCATAATATTATTACCAATAGTAACAAGAGAAGAACAAAGTAGACAATTCAGTCTTAAGGATTATGCTAGCGGTCAAGGACTATCACAGAGAGGACAATGGTAATGGCAACTTATCAACAAACATCACCTTATTTTGAAACTGCAATGGCAGATGGATACTTAGACATTATGGTTAATCGTAATATTCCAAAAGAAGAAGACGACCAAATAGTTGAACTTAATCAAACATACCAATACCGTCCAGACTTATTAGCCAACGACTTGTATGGTGACCCAGGTCTATGGTGGGTATTTGCTTCACGTAATCCTAATGCTATTAAAGACCCAATATGGGACTTTAAAGCCGGGTTAAAAATATATCTTCCAAAACAATCAACACTTAATACTGCATTAGGAATCTAATATGGCCGAACGTACATCATCTGGTGCAATCGTTGACAGTGAAGCTCTTGCAAAAAAAGAAGGAGCAGGAACACAAACTCCTTATCCTAGTCATTTAGGATCACCTCCAGGAGAAACTGTAGTAGAGGCAAATGCTGATACTGTTAAGATTCGCAACGACGCCGCGGAAGTTGGTAATTTAAATCCGTTAACAGACGGTGTTTTAGAAAATGCCAGTTC